TGCATTAAATGATAAAACAATATCAAGTGTTGTAGATAAAGCTATAAATTTATATATTAATAATAATACTAACAAGGGATAGTAGTGATAACAAAAGGAGAAACATATGGCAAAGAAGAGATTTATGGATTGTGATATTTGGCAAAAAAAGAATTTTAGAGAATTAGAACCTAAATTAAAATTAGCTTGGTTTTATTTAATTACTAATTGCTCACATGCAGGTATATATGAAGTTGATATACCTCTTATGAGTTTTAAAATAGGTGATGATTATACTTTAGATGAGGTTAAAAAATCATTTGAAAAACATATAGTTGATTTAGGTGATAGCAAGTGGTTCTTACCAGCCTTTATAGAATTTCAATATGGTTTGCCATTAAATCCAGCAGTAAGAGTTCATGCTTCAGTAATAAAGCAATTAAATAAGTATAATATTAATATAGATAAAGGTGATGTTGTTAATGACAAGAAAGTTGTTACTGTTGAAGATAAATTAAAAACCTTTGCTGATAAAGTAAAAGTAGAGGTTAAAGATATGAATGTTCCAGCTAAAGATTTAGAAGATTTTATATCATATTGGAGTGAACATAATAGTGGTAGCAATTCAAAGTGTAGATATGAATTTCAAAAGATTTTTAACATAAAAAGAAGAATGGCTACTTGGATTTCTAATAGTAAGAAGTTTAATACTAACATGAAGTTTCAATCTGCAAGTGATGAAGATATTGCTAAAAGAGAAGCAAGAATAGAAGCAGATTACCAAGAGCAGCAAAAAAGATTTAAACAAGCAGATGATAATACAGCATCTGATGAAGAAAGAAAAAAAGAATTGGGATTATTATAAACCTATGGCTGTCTATCAAGCATATACTATCCCTATATGTTTCTCCAACTCACACTATATAGGCAGCCATAACCTTTAAGGATATTATGAAATATAAAACAATATATGCTGATCCAGCTTGGAGTGAAGTTGGTGGTGGTAAAATTAAAAGAGGAGCAGATAAACATTATCCAGTAATGAAAACTAAAGATATTATAAAAATGAAAGATATTATTAATAAAGTTTCTGAAGAAAATGCACATTTATATTTATGGGTTACTAATAATTTTTTAAAAGATGGTTTAAATGTAATGGATAGTTGGGGTTTTAGATATGTTACTACAATTACTTGGGCAAAAGATAGATTTGGTTTAGGGCAATATTTTAGAGGACAAACAGAGCATTGCTTATTTGGTGTAAAAGGCAGGTTGCCTTATAAATTAAAAGATGGTAAAAGACAACAAGGCACTACTTTAATTAATGCAAAAAGATTAGAACATTCAAGAAAGCCTGATAAAATGTATGATTATATTGAAAGAGTATCTTATGGTAAATATTTAGAATTATTTGCAAGAAATAAAAGAGATGGTTGGGATAGCTGGGGTAATGAAATAAATAATATGATATTTTAATTATGAAACTAAGAATAGATAACTGCATAGCACAAAAAAGACACAGATTTGCAAGAGGATTTGTTTATGATCCAAGTAGCAAGGATAAGAAGATAGCAATACAACAAATAAAAGAGCAATTTACTGGTGAACCATATACAGATGGTTTGAAGATAAGTTTTGTATTTCATATAAAAAGACCTAAATCACATTTTAGAACAGGTAAATATTCTGATGAATTAAAAAAAACAGCACCAGTATATCATATTAAAAGACCTGATGTAGATAATTATGTAAAGTTCTATATGGATTGTATGAACAAAGTAGTTTATTTAGATGATAGTCAAGCAATAGAAATATATGCTAAAAAAGAATATGATGATAAAGAATCTTATACAGAGATAATTATATGAACACAGACATTAAACAAGAATTAGGCTTTATATACATAGTAAATGGAAAGAAGTTCTTAACTAAGAAAGAAGCAGTTAAGTATAAGAAATCATTACAAAGCAAATATTTTAACTTTTTTAAATGAATTAGTATGTTATATTACATATAGGAAAATATGGGTAAAAATATAGAAAATATCATATATAAAGACATAAATAGTCTTATTTCAGCAGAATACAATCCCAGACAACTGAATAAAGAACAATATAATAATATAAAAGATTCTTTAAAAAGATTTGGTTTTGTTGATCCAGTTATTGTTAATAAAAATAAAGATAGAAAAAATATTATAATAGGTGGTCATCAAAGAGTAAAAGTAGCTAAAGATTTAAAAATAGACAAAGTTCCATGTGTTGAATTAGATTTAGATATAGATAAAGAAAAAGAATTAAATATAAGATTAAATAAAAATGTTGGTGAATGGGATTTTGATATATTAGCAGATTTATTTGATATAGATGAGTTAATAGAATGGGGTTTTAAAGAAGAAGAATTAGTTGGATTTGATATAGAAGAAGAAAAAGAAGGTTTAACTGATGATGATGATATACCTGAAGATGTAGAGCCTGTTTGTAAATTAGGTGATATATGGCAATTAGGTAATCACAGGTTGTTATGTGGTGATTCTACTAAGAAAGAAAATATAGAATTATTGTTAGATGGTAATAAAGCAGATATGGTATTTACTGACCCACCTTATGGAATGGATTTAGATGCTGATTATTCAAAATTAGGAAATAATAAAATAAAAGCAGGTAGAAAACATAAAAACATTATAAATGATGATAAAGCATTTAATCCTAAAATAATATTTGAAAAATTTGATTATTGTAAGGACATTGTTTTATTTGGTGCTGACTATTATTCAGATTTAATACCTAATAAAAAAAATGGTAGTTGGTTAGTGTGGGATAAAAGAGTAGAGGATAGATATGATAAAATTATAGGGTCTGCTTTTGAAATGATTTTTTCTAAAAGAAAAATAAAAAGAGAAATTTTAAGATATGAATATGTTAGCTGGGCAAATAGAATGAAAGACAAATTAGATAATAAAAAACCACACCCAACTATGAAACCTGTTGATATGCTTGTAATAATTTTAAAAAAATTTAAAAAAAATTTTATAGTAGATATATTTTTAGGAAGTGGTAGCACATTAATTGCTTGTGAAAAAACTAATAGAGTATGTTATGGAATGGAATTAGATGAGAAGTATTGTGATGTTATTATAAATAGATGGGAACAATTTACTGGTAATAAAGCAGAATTAATAAATGAAAAAAGAAAATAAAAAAACAGGTAGACCAAAGAAGTATAATATACAAAAAGAGAAGGTAGAACAATTAGCTTCATTTGGTTGCACTAATACTGAAATAGCTTCATTCTTTGGTTGTGATGTAAGCCTTATTACAAAGACTTATTCACAAAATCTAACAAAAGGTAGAGATAAGGGAAAAATAAGGTTAAGACAATTACAATGGAAGTCAGCAGAAAAAGGTAATACTGCTATGTTAATTTGGTTAGGTAAACAGATATTAAACCAAACTGATAAGTCAGAAGTTGAATTAGTAAAACCAATAGAAGATATTTTATTTGATGAGCTCTAATCTAACTTTACATAAGAAAGATTACTTTCCTCATCAATGGAGTTTTTTGACATCAAAAAAACCTATTACTGGTTTAATAGCAGGTTTTGGATCAGGTAAGACACATATCTTTTTAAGGAAAGTGTTTGTATCACATATAACAAAAAAGAATAACAAAGGTGTTTCTAATGGTTGGATTATATATCCTACTTATGATTTAGCAGATGAGTTATTTGTTAATCCATTTAAAGAACTACTTGAAGCTAAAGGTATTTATTACCAATACAACATATCTAAGCATAAGTTTGTAACACCTTATGGTAGCATAAAAATATATCAGCTACAAAAGCCACAAAGAATTATTGGAGCAGAATTAAACTATATAGGTTTTGATGAGTTTGATGTAGAATCATATAAGAATTGTGATATAGCATTTAAAAAAGCAATAGGTAGAATGAGGGGTGCAGAAGATTGTCAGATGTTTATTGTATCTACTCCTGAAGGTTATCACTATTGCCACAAGATATTTGTAGAAGATAATAATGATGATAGATTGTTAATTCATGGTAAGACAAGAGATAATACTTATNTNCCTGAGAATTACATNAAACTGCTTGANAGCAACTATGATGAAAAGATGCTACAAGCATATATGGAAGGTCAGTTTGTTAATTTAAGTAGAGGAGCAACTTATTATGCTTTCAATAGAGNACAGAACACACAGGTGAAG